TTACGCAAGTCTTGTAGCATAGTCCAAACTTATCCAGCCTGCGCCGCTCTTTAATCGTCCCCAGCCTGCATCTGCTCCCGTTCCTGCTTTTACTTCCACAATGGTAAATACTCCTGTTCCTGTTGTATGTCCTGTCTTTGCGTAGTTCGTTCCTGCTCCCGTTCTGATATTAAGGTCTGTAATATCAACACGCACACTAAACGGCACGGCTGCGGCTGCCTGCTGCCCGCCTGCCGTATATACCGCCTTGCCGTTATCATCATATACGGTATACCCTGCTTTGCAAGCGCTCTTTGCGTTTTCCAATGATGTAAACGCCCCCAGCTGGCTTGCTGCATCTGTCCAACTCTTGCGAACTCTGTAATACTTCGTGCCGCCGCCTGCTGCATACTTTTTATAATATGCCTCGCCGTACTCTGCACGCTTTTTCTTTACCGCCTCGCTCTGGTCTGCTGGTTTTTCGTATCCTGTAAGTACGGCATCAGATGCACTGCGCACACTTCCCGCCTTTTTCAGCACTTCCATTACTGCTGTGTATCCCTGCAATTCTTCCCATAAAAAGCCCAACTGCATATTAAGGTCTGCAATGGATACGCCCGCCTGTTTTGCATGATTAAGCAACGCCTGCTTTCTGCTCCAATACGTCCACTGCGCCAGCCCATAGCCTGCACTGTCCTTTACAAAATTGCCATAGCTGCCATTATCCACCGCTGCTGTATATTCTGCGTCCGTCTTACCCAACTTATTGTTATAGGTGTTCTGTAAGTTGTTCGGCATAAGCCCGCTTTCAGCGTACAGATTACCCATAATACCAGCCACGGCATAAGCATTTAAGCCCTTGCCTGTAAGAAAATTCCAGATTGTTTTTTCATTGCCGCCCTGCGGTGTTTCTGCCTGTCCGCTGATTTTACGCTTAAACTCGTCCCATGTGTGGGCGCTGGTGTTATATACATACGGGTTAGGGCAAATTTTGCCCGTTACGTCGTAATGCCTGATTACATGAGATGCAGGCACGCCGTATTTATTCATAAGGTAACGGGTAAGCTCTGCCGCTGCCTCTACTGTTGCGTCCTCAAAATACCAATCTTTATCTGTTGCGCCCATGCTCTTTGTGTTTTTCTTTCTTACGCACATTTCAATACCGATACTATTAGCGTTTCGGCACTCTTCGTGCTTATAGCTCGACGCTCCGCAATGCCACGCTATATTAGCGTCCTCTACGCACTGCCATACCTCGCCGTTAAACCCTACAAAGTAATGCGCCGACGCATTTCTATTACCGCCGCCATAATATCGGCAGTTGTTCTCTGCGCCGCCCAGTGCGCCCACGTAATGAATAACAATATATTTAATTCTGGAAATGCTGCCCTTATTGAAATTGTACCTACTTATCATTCTGTTAATTTTCATGTTCTCTGTCCTTTCTGCATACAAAATAAGCGCCTGCGGTATCCCGCAAGCGCTCTGTGCTGCTCTGCTCTTATTGTCCTTATCTTTCCTGTGTTCTGTGTTCCTCTACGCTGCCTGTGGTGCTGTCGCCGTCCAGTTCGTCTGTGTCTGGCAGCTCGTCCGTATATTTTGCCAGAAACTCCCGTACTTTTTCCCACACCTTTTTAACGGGTAGCCCGCATAATGCCATATTCTTAAAAATACTCACTACCTCATAGGCAATGTAAAGCAATGCGAAAAATTCAGCCACGCCCACGGTATCAAGCCCTAAATATGTACGTGCCTGCTCTGGTATAAATCCAATTAAGTTAATCCTAATCAGTACGTCAATCGCCAGCATGAATACCAGAGAAATAAGCATACCTACTTTTCTTATTGCTCCGTCAATTCCTGCGCAGCTGTTAAACCGCTTTTCTTTGATTGCCCGTAATACTCCAAAAACTGTATCGCACACAATCGCCAATACTACCAGCTGGATAATTTTGTTATGTGCTGCCGCCTCAATAAAATCTGTAATAGTCATGTTCATAAATCCTGCCTTTCTCTTAATTGCAAATTTTCTGCCCGCTCTTTCAGCTCTGCGCCGTCGTAGCCTGCTGTCTGCTCCCAGCTTTCCAGAGTGGCTATTAAATCAGCAATAAGCCTGCTTTGCTTTTCTATGGTTTCCTGTTGTTCTTGTACTACCCTTAGTAAATTGCTACTCATGTACTCGCTCCTGCATTTTGCCGCTTAAGCAACCTTTTCTATGGCTGCCTCTGCCAGCGTTTCTATTTTCTTTCGTAGGTTATAGCTGTCGGCGTGTCCTGCGTGTCCCGTCCAGCTCTGTATACTCTTTTGTAACTGGTCTTTTGTGATTTTCCCGCTCTCATACTTCTTGATAGTACGTTTTATTCGCTTTATACTATCCTGCCGTACTTTTCTGTGCGTTGCCCTGTGCTTGTAGCCTACAAAGTCTATACCGTTCTTTGCTGCCAGTATGGTAGTTTTCGGGTTAAACTCTAACTTAAGCTCTTCCCGTAAGAATTTCTCTATCTGTGCAAGCCAGCTGCGCAGTTGGGCTTTATCTGGGCTTAATATTACAAAATCGTCCATATAGCGTATGTACTGCTCTGCTCCCAGCTCATGCTTAATAAACTGGTCTAATGCGTCAAGATAGATATTTGCAAATAACTGACTGGTAAGGTTTCCTACTGGTATTCCTACGCCGTCTGGCATATTGCCGTTATGGTCTATTATCCTATCCAGCAATGCCAATACCTCAGCGTCTTTTATAGCCTTACGTATTTCAGCCTTTAATATCGCATGGTCTATGCTCTGGAAATAATGGTGTATATCTGCTTTGATAGCATAAAGCGGCTGGTCTGGGTGGTATTTATTCCACTCATACAGCCACTCTTTCAATGTATCAGATGCAGCGTGCATACCTTTACCTTTTCGGCAGGCGTAAGACTGCGATATAAACCGTTTATCAAATATAGGCTCTAACACGTTATTTATGGCGTGCTGTACCACCCTGTCATAAAACGGCAGCGCCATTATCTGTCGTTCTTTTGGTTCGTACACCTTAAAGTAATGGTACTCACTCGGTTCATAGGCAAGGTTTAGAATGTCGTCCCGCACCTTGTCTAAATTTTCCTCTTTATCTTTCGTAAAAATCAGTACATCTTTTCTATAGCGCTTGCACTTTCTGGCTTTGTTATAGGCTTTCTGCACGTTCCCGCAGTCGCCCATAGCCTCTAAAAGCGTAATGCGCTGCCCGTCCTTATCGGTAATGTATCCTACTCTCTTCAAGTGTTCAGCTCCTGCCTTTCGCCGTAGCTACTAACCAGCAGCCGTATTTTTTCTCTTTGCCTCACGGCGGGACAGCCGCTCTGACTATAGGATATTAAACACTTGGTCTTATCCCTCTCTAAGTCCTTGCCAGTATTCCGTAGAACTCTGTGCCTGTAATGTTCTCACTAAGTCACACGCCCCACGAGCGCCAATGTTCGTATTGACATTCCACGGGTAGTTGTTGCAATTCACGGCACGAGCACCGCAATTCGCCCCATTGTTCCAGTTGCCGCCCGCTATCAGCGCCGCCAGAGGCTGTAAGTAAGCAGCTGCCCCATATCCTGCTATTTTCTTGCCTTTACCTCTTCTATCAGTTCTCCCAGCATAACGCCTATTTCTTTCAGCTTACGGCAGCTCTCGCCGTAATGCTTTGCGTTCATTGCGCTATATTTCAAATCGTGCGCCAGTCGCAGCAATTCTTTACTCTCCTGTAATGCGGTATCTACTGTGTATAAATGGCTTTTCGTTGCCGTCTTATCCCACTTTATAACCTCTTGCAGCATTTCAAGAATTGCGTTTCTGGTCGCAGTCTGTAAACTGAATTTTTCAAACTTTGGATACTTTGCAAGTAAAGGATAGATATATAGCAGAAAATCGTATATTTTCTGGTGTATAATATCTGTTTTTGTCTGTATGTCCATGTATTACCCCCGTTTATACGGCTGGGCTTTCGCCCGCCGTCTACAGAGAGTCACACGCCCCACGAGCGCCAACGATCGTAGAGACATTCCACGGGTAGTGGTAGCAATTCACGGCACGAGCACCGCAATTCGCCCCATCGCCCCAGTAGCCGCCCGCTAGCAGCGCCGCCAGAGAATATGCGTAATACTGATAGATATTACCAACCTCGTAGGATTTCTCGCCTGTATTTAATGGGCTTTTCTTGTCCCAGCCCCACGCTACGCTTGCGTGGTAGTCTGCGTTTGTGGCGTGTTCTGCTCTTGTAATAAGCTCGTCCAGCCACTCCCATACACGCCCTACGGCATCCACAACGCCCACGGCAGATACCGCATTTACTACGCTACCCGTTGTGCCTCTGCCCGTGTTGCTTGTGGCGCTCCATGCGTTCGTATTTGCGTTATCCAGTCCAGCAGGGCTGCCAAAAGCATAAGCGCAAAACTCGGCATAGTTCGGCAGACGTTTACCGCTCTTTGCCAGACGCTCTACAAAGTTGTACCAGTTCATGCTTTCCGTTCCCGTCATAGGTGCGCAGCCATACTCTGATTTTAAGCCCTTTGCCCCGTCGTCAGAATTAAGGTAAATATCTACCCATGTGCCGCCGCCTAAATATACCATGCCCTCTGGGCTGCATTTCGGGCGGTGTCCCAGCGTCCATACAGAACGTGGCACAATTCCATTACTTACTGCGCTCTCCCAGCCAGTACCAAAAATAACACTGCTGCCATTAAGCGGCTGTAAATTACTGTCAACCTTACGGCAGCGTCCATAATGGAAACCACCGATTTTACGGCTGTTCGTTGCGTTCCAGCCCGTCGGATATGTAGAGTTAAGGGAAATAACGTATTTTTCGTCTGCGCTGTCAATTCTACTGTCGCAGATATATACGTAGTAGTCCTTTCCTACTGCAAAGGCGCTGCCTGCGTCCAAATTTGCAGCTGTTAAAATTGTATTTGCTGTCTTGAAAATTCCAGCGCCGCCTACTGCAATTACGCAGCCCTCTACTACCGTCAGCTCATTTGCTCCACTGGCGTAAATGTACTCGTTACTCGGTGCTACAATATCACTGATTGTAGCCATTTTATTTACGTTCAAAAGCGCCCTTGCGTCGGTCTTTGTAACGTCGTCTACCAATAATCTACTCATACTGCTTTAATACTCCTTTCAGTGCTGCAATGTCCTCTGTTGTCATTCCTGCCACGGTGTCTGTGCGTTCCAGCGCAATTACCGTACAGCCTGCTTTTACTGCTTTGGAAAGTGTAAGGGCTGTTCTGTCGTTTCCTGTCTCTCCTGCTGCCTTTGCCTCTTCGGTCTGAATGTGCGTTACTCCCTGCACCGTTCCCGATACGTCGCCTGCTACGAATTTCATACCTACGGCTGCCTCGTCGCAGTAATATACTGTAGCTGCCTTTTTCTCTTCCTCTACGGCTGCTACGCCGCACTCAATGTAGCGCTGATTTTCTGCACTCTCGATTTTTGCCAGCAAATCTGCTGCCGCCAATTCTCCGCTTGCTACCATAGCAAGGCAGTTGTAATAATCCTCTTTTGTCTTTAATACTTTGGGAAACCCTTTCATAGTCTGCCGCCTTTCTAAAATGTATTTGCAAGATAGGAATTACCCACATAGGTAAGCCCTAATACTGCCGTTTCTTCTGTTCTTTCGTAATGCTGGCTCATGTACGCTGCGCCCATGTAGCACAATCCCAGTACAGCGTCATGCTTATAGTCAATGCCCCAGCCGCTTTCTACCCTCTTAAGCCGTTCGTCCAGCGCTGCTATTGCCTCTTTTGTTTCTTTTGTTCCTGCTGCCGCCTGCTCTTTTACTTCCTGCATTGCTGCTGCCAGCTCTTCAATTTGCAGTTGCAGGCTGCCCGCTATGTCCTCTCCCAGTTTTCCCTTGATGCCCTCAAACCATGTATTAAACTCGGTTTCAGCGTCCGACTGGAATAGCTTTATTTTTGCCATAAAATCTGTATAGGCACTTAAAAGCTCTTTGTCCCAGTTATCAAGTGTATTTTCAAAACTGCTGTATCTTTCGTTAAACTGGCTCTCATACTGTGCAAATAAGCCCTCTGTTTTGCTTACGTAGCTGTCGTACACTCCTGCAATATCTGCAAGGTACTTTTCCATGCTCTGCTTGTAAACGCTGAACTCGTCCAGAACTGCTGCGCTGTATGTATTGAAAAAATCTGTAAACTGCTTTGTCAGCACGCTTGCGTCTATTTCTTCTACAGTTCCAGTTACAATGCCGCAGACTGCGCTATTAAATCGCTGGTCTGTGATGTTCTGTGTCTGTATTCTCGTTACTCCCTTTCCTACGTAAATATCCGCAAGTGCCAGCTCCCATATTTCCGTAGTACGTGTTACTGTCGTCGCCGTCGGCTTTGCAGACGGTGTGCCTTTCAATACCGCAATATACATATCTCTTTGCGGCAAATCCCAGCGAACTACTACCCTGTCTACCCTGTTAAGCGCTCCCTCTGCCGTATCCAGCGTTACGCTAAGTGTTGCAGGATTTCTAAAGGCGTAGCCGTTTATAAAGGCATAGCCCGCATTTACTCTTATTTCCATGCCGCTGTAGGCTACCACTTGCAGCCCGTCGCTTGGCTTTGGGAAAATGCCGTTTGCAATGAAAGTAGCAAAGTACCACGCCCAATCTTCGGCTTTATATACCCTGTCGTACTCCCCGTCTACTGCCACGGCATTAAACGGTAAACTGTTTGCCATTTCCGCTACCTCACTTTCCTAATCTGGTCTACCAGCGTCGGCAGGCTGTCGCCAAAAGTCGCCTCTATGGTTTCCTCGCCTTTCTGGTATGTCTCCGTTACTTCTGTAATTCGTGCGTCTATCTGTATTCCCCACTTTGTTTCTTTGCAAGTGATACGGTCGCCTAAATCAAAATCAGCCTTAAATTTCAAGTTTGAATTTGTATTTATGGTACTCACAAAGTTTATATTTTTACCGTAGTTTTCCAGCTCTGCGCCGCCCCTCGTTTTCAGCATTGCAATGTATGTATCAATCGGTATTGTTACCTCTGTTTCCCCCTGCTGGTACTTTCTTGCAATGTCCGTAGCGTCGCAGAATACCTCTACTAAATCCAGCCCTGTTGCTCCCTCTCCGTCTACTGTCGTTACTGGCTGGCTGCCGTCGTCGTCTGCTGCTCCCTGCACATAAATAAAATTGCCGCAGTTTTCTATACTGGCTGTATATTCCTGCTCGTTGACATTATCAAAATCTCTTGAAAATATGCAAGGCGTGTTACCCTCGGTATTTGTGGCTGTAAGGTCGTTGCCCTTATACAGATAAAAGCCAAACTTTCGCTCTCTTTCGTTAATCAGAATATCGTAACCCAACTTACCAGCCTGCGCCCTTGCCTTTACTTCCTGCCCCAGTTGTGCGTATACCTCGTTTGCATACTCAACCGCCACGCCGTCTATTGTTTCCTGTACCAGAAACACAAACAACGGAAAACGCCGCTTTGCGCTTGCCCCGCTGCCGCAGTTGTTTTTTACCATAAGGTTTATAAGATACTGGTTTGTCCCCGTTTCTATAATCTGCGGATAAATGCAGCGCTTATTAAGCCACCAGCTAAGCATATAGCCCTGTGCCTCTAACTGCTCTAACCCGTTCTCGTCTTTTGTAATGTGTACATATGTAATCTGTGCAGCCCTGCGCCATGTGCCGCCGTCTGCTGTTTTTACCTCTTTTCTTCCGTCGTGTTTGGTTAATATATTGCCCTCAACCAGCAAACTACTGTTATTGTCTGTAATCGGTGCAAGCAGGCTAAAAGTTCCCACATCAAAATACTTTGTATGCCATAGCAGGCTTGCCAGCTCGTCAATAGTCCCCAGTGGCTGTACCGTCTTATCGAATACTCTAAGCTCCATACCGTCACACTCCTAAAAATTCCTTGCTGTAGAATATGGATACTTCCAGAGAATTTACGCCGCTGGCTGCATCATATCTAAAATTGTTATCTCCTATGGCAAGTTGCATAAATGTACTGTCTACGTCGATATATCGGAAATAGTCACTTTCTACGCCGTCCCTTATCAGTTTAGCGCCCTTGCTGCCGTACTTCGTGTTAATTTCTATCACGTCGCCCGTTTTCATGGTGGCGTTAATCTGTATAAATTCCTCGGTATCCACATTAAGCAGTATAGGGTTTGAAACTGTCCCCAATGCTGTAAACCTTATCCTCATTCCTGTTGATACGTCGCCCTCGTTGTAGCAGTCCACTATTACGCTTTCTGCTCGGTATCCGTATATCATGCTCTTTGTGCTATCCTTTTCGATAACGCAAGGAAAATGCCACGCAGCCACCCAGCTTGCTATATCCTCTTTTGTTTCTTCCTCTTCCCGCCAGAACGGGTTAAGGCACTCTATTTGTAAATCAAACTCATAAAGTACCTGTTTCTTTAGTATCTTAGGTTCTCCATACGCCCTGCAATCAATCACACGCTTAAAGCTGCCGTAATCATAAACCAGTGTAGCGCTAAGCTCTGGGTTAAATATCTTAAGCATACGGCGGCGCAGTTCCAATGCCTGCGCCTTGTCCCGTGTATTGATATGTCCCACTATATCTATGTCCCTCGCCTCTATGCGCTGCCCTACGTATGTGTCGCCGTGCTGCCCCATGCTGTTTGTGCTGTAAATTACGCTCGTAACGCCAGAAATTCCCTCTACGTCCTTGCTTATATTGCAGTGGTAAACGCTGTCTGTTCCCAGCTCTACGCTTTCTCCCCTTGAATTTATAAAAGTTAGTTTTTCATTTTCCATGCGCTACACCGTCCTTGCAATCATTCTAAACTGGCGGGCTGCCTCTTTCTGCTGTTTCACATAATCTGTGGTATTTGCGTAAATATTCTGAATAACCGTTACGCCGCCTGCTGCACCGCTGCCCTTTGGCTTTGGTTTCTTCGGCGTTCCGTCGTCGTTAAAATCAATGTCTTTATTTACATTTACTTTTGCGCCTACGTCGAACTCCTGCGGTACGCTATCCTCAATCATTTTCTTTACGCCGCCGATTTCATCAGAAAAACCAACCCCGATACCTTGCGCCAGATATACGCCGATTTCGTCACGCATCAGCTTAGACGGGCTGGCAATTCCAAATAAATTCTTAAGGAAGTCGGTAACATTTCCTACCCAGCCGCTTATTTTGTCCTTTATCCACTGTGTCGCACCTTTTATACCATTCCAGATGCCCTCTACCATATTTTTACCGAACCCAGCAAACGTACTGCCAATATCCTTAAATACGTCTGTTATTCCAGTAATTACATTTTTCATGCCCTCTACGGCTTTGTTCTTTACTTCTGTACCCCATGTAGCCACTTTGGTAATTGCACCAGAAATGCTGTTATAAATCTTTTGCGGTATTTCCTTAACAATCGTAACAATGCTCGTTACCATTGTATTCATTACCTCTTTGGCTTTCGTAAGCATATTCGTACCCCACGTAGCCACTTTGGTAACTGCTCCTACTATGCTGTTCCAGATTTTCTGCGGTACTTCCTTTACGATAGTAACAATGCCCGTTACCATTGTATTCATTACCTCTTTGGCTTTCGTAAGCATATTCGTACCCCACGTAGCCACTTTGGTAACTGCTCCTACTATGCTGTTCCAGATTTTCTGCGGTACTTCCTTTACGATAGTAACAATGCCCGTTACCATTGTATTCATTACCTCTTTGGCTTTCGTAAGCATATTCGTACCCCACGTAGCCACTTTGGTAACTGCTCCTACTATGCTGTTCCAGATTTTAGCAGGCGTTTCTTTTACAATCGTTACGATATTCGTAAGCATTGTGTTCATTACCTCTTTGGCTTTGGTCTGCATATTTGCGCCCCACGTAGCCACTTTGGTAACTGCGCCTACTATACCATTCCAGATTTTCTGCGGCAGCTCCTTTATAATCTCTATAACCTTTGTTACAAAGTCTGTTATAACTGTTCCGCCTTTTTCCTGCATATTTGCGCCCCACTCTGCTATTTTTTCCACTCCCGCTGCGATTGCCTGCGGTATCAGAGTAGGCAGCTCTTTTATTTTATTTATGATTGTTGTTACCAGTTTTCCTGCGGCTGTCAAAATCTTAGGCAGTCCCGTAATCAGCCCTGTTACAATGGCTGCTATAATCTGCGGCATTGCTGCAATCAAAAGCGGTATTGCATCTATGATGCCGTCAATCAGCGCAACTATAATATCGCCCGCACTTTCGATAATAAGCGGTATGCCCTCAACCAGTGCATTGATGATAGCCGTTATAATTTCTGGCAGTGCCTCAATCAGTACGGGTAATGCCGCTACAAGTCCCTGCGCCAGTCCTGTAATCAGCTGTAGTGCTGCCGTTATCAGTAACGGTATATTTTCTATCAGCATGGTTACAATATTTGTAATCACTGTTACGATTGTCGGCAATAACGTAGGTAATGCCTGTGCGATACCTTGCGCAAGGCTTATGAGTATCTGCATACCCGCCTCTAAAATCTGCGGCAGTAACTGTATCAGCATAGTTGCTATGCTGGTTATTACGCTCGTGATTGTCGGCAATAACGTAGGCAATGCCGTTATAATTCCCTGCGCCAGCGCCTGCATAATAGAGGGTGCGCTTTCCAGCACTGCCCCTGCAATATTTGTTATTACTTCCAGTATCTGCGGTATCATTTGTGTAATATTATTGATAATTCCAGTAACGCCCTGCTTTATCTTCTCGCCTGCGTCGTCCTGTCCTGCCATAAGGTCGCTCAATCCGTCCATAATCATTGTTATAGACGGCAGCATTTCCCCAGTGATGCTATTTTTTACGCCGCTAAACGTCCACTGCAAACGGCTTAAGCTATCCTCAAACGCTGCACTTGCTGCTACTGCCTCGTCTGACATTATCATGCCGTATTCTTCTGTTTCGTCCATAAGCTGCTTAATTCCGTCTGAACCAGAATTAAGCAGCGGTAAAAGTTCTGCTGCGCTTTTACCAAAAATATCCTGTGCGGCTGCATTTCGCTTTGTTTCATCTTCCATGCCCGCCAGTGCGTCTATGCTCTCTAAAAGCACTTGCTCTGTGCTTTTTACGCTCCCGTCCGTATTCTTAAGGGATACGCCGATAGCCTCAAAACTTGCCCCTGCGCCTTTCGCTCCCTCTGCCGTTTTTCCCAGCTCTGTAGTAATGTTCTTAACACCTTTGGTTAAGTCGCTTACGCTGCTGCCGCTTCTCTCGCACGCATAGCTTAATTGTTGATATAGGCTTGCGCTTATCTGCATTTTCTGGCTTTCCTTGTCTATCTGGTCGCCCGCAGATGCCGTATCACTCGCCATATCGTAAAGTGCTTTGCCTGCTGCTACGGCTGCTGTGCCGATTGCTGCCACTGCTGCCGCTGTAGCTGTCGCCACTTTTTTTGCAACCTCTGTAAATCCACTAAATTTACTTGTTGCCTCTTTTGCCTGTTTGCCGCTGTCCTCTATCTCGTTTCCCATTCCGTCTGCGGCTTTTTCTGCTTTGTCCAGCTCTGTAGCTGTCTTTCCTAATTCTGTTTCTGTGTTTGCAAGTGCTGTTTTCTGGTAATTAAGCTGTGTTTCCAGTTTCTTACTTGCCTCGCTGTTCTCTCCTGTAGCCTCTTTGCATTTTGCAAGGGCTTTTTCTGTTTCTTCTACCTTTTTCTTTTGCTCGTCGTAGGTCTTTTTTAATACTTCCTGCTTGGCTTTCAGCGCCTCTGCACTACTTGCATTGCTCTTATATTCTGCTGTTACAAGTTTCATTTCAGAGTTAAGCAGCTTAAGGGTGCTGTTAATCTCTTTGCAGGCTGCTTTATACTGTGCCTCGCCGTCAAAACTAAGTTTGGTTTTAATATTGTCTGTTTTATCAGCCATGATTTACAAGCCCCCTAACGCTATGTCTATGTCGTCCATGCCCTCTGCTGCCTGTGCTGGTGTGCCGCTTTCCTGCCCGAAAATGTGCGGGTTATACTCCTTGTGATAGCCAAATAATTTAATTATCTGGTAAGGTGTCTTTTTCCATGCCTCGCTTTCTGGATAATGCAGCATAGCCATTGCTATATAAAGCAGCCGTGCGGTGTCTATTCGTCCTGCACGGCTACTCTGTTTCCCTCTTCTGTTGTTTCTTCGTCTGCTGCCTCTTTTTCCTCGCCGCCATTTGTGGAATATACAAAAGCTGCGAAAATAGCGTCCTTAATCTGCGGCAAATTGCCGATATGAATTAACTTACCTACCTGTAATTCTGTGAGCGGTGTTTCTCCCTCTTCCATGCCCTCGTTGATAATAAGGGTAAGCAACCAGCGTAAATCTTTAATCATGTTCGGGTTACTCTGGTCAAAAGCCTTGTCCAGCTTGTCGTACCCCCCAAATCTGTCCTGCATCTCGTCCAGTGCATTTAAGGAAAACAGTAAATAATAGGTCTTGCCATTCAGTTCTACTGGCATACGTCCGTCTTTAATTGCGCTCATGCTATAAAATTAAGGCGCAGCCTGCGCTACGCCTTTCTCCTTTCTCTTTTAGATTGTCTGCATTGCTCCTGTCGGTTCTGGTACTGCTGTAAACCACGATTTCGCCGCCGTGCTGCCCTCTGTTCCCACGTAGTCTGCTTTCCAGCGGTTATCTTTCTTTCTGGCTGTAAAATCTGCCTCAATATCTGGCGTATTAAACTTAATGCTCTCGCCCTTTGTCTCGTACTTTTCAGACGGCACTTTAAATTTTGCTTTAAGCAGCCATACATAACGGTACTTTCCACCTGTTTTCTTCGCTCTGAACCCTACAGCAACATACGGCGGCTCGTCCTCTTTTCCAGCCCATACTACGCTGTTCTGGTCTACCTGCTGCCCCAGCAGTTCTGCCAGCACTTCGGGTGTAAGGTCTTTAATTCCCAGCTTAAGCGTTCCGCTTGCAAATTCCGTTACGCTCTCGCTTAACGTATCATCTGCATATAAACTGCCGTCTGCTGTCTTTACGGATAAATCGGCGGTCATTGCCTCTGCCATTTTTTTAGGCGTTCCGTAGCTTTCCTCTCCGTCTGCCTCTGTGCATACGGCGTAGTATAAATCTTTCAATCCCAGTGTCATTGTTTAATCACTCCTCTTTCAAAATTTCGATTGTTATAGGCACTAACCAGTACCCCGTTTCTACTTCGTAACTCTCTGCATCTATACTGTTGATATAAACGCCTGCTGCTTTTAATATTTCTTTTGTTTTATCAAGCTGCGCCTCAAAATCGCCCTTGTGAAAAAGCGTAACTCTATACATTTCCCTGCTGTCTTTCTCTTCGTCGTCTGCATTTAATGCAGGCGTACCCAGCAGTCGCAGAAATGTATAATAAGCGTCTGGCTTATCTCGTCCAGTGTAAACGCCTCTCTGGGCTGGCAGCCCCGCACTTTCTAAAATTTCTTTTATGCTCATTTGCCCGTTTCACTCTCCCATATATTGCGCTGCGCCTCTACTACTTTTTCGTGTGCTTTTTCGTTCGCCGTTGTCATGTACGGGCGTGCCTGTTGCTTGCTTGTCCCGTACTCTGCTACAAATCCGATTGTTGCATATCGTACTTTGCTTTTATCGCCTTTTCTGTCGTTTCCATGCCCTGCCCGTCCTTGCGGGTATATCTCTACGTACTTTTCCGTATCGCTCCCCTTTACGTCCGTTGCTTTTATGGAATTGATAAAGCCGCCCGTTTCATTCAGTCCCATTGCCATTGCCTCTGCTTTCTGTGCCTCTACCAGCACGTCAGCGCCTGCCTTTAGCATTTTGGGTACTGCCTCAACCGTGGCGGCTTCTCTCTTGCTGAAAGCCTCTATAATATCTTCCAGCCCAACCGTATTAAATTCTCCCATGCTTACCCCTCGTTTCTGTGCCGTAAATCCGTAAGCGTAAGCTCTATGGTGTCTGTTCCTGTTTCATAGGTCTTAAGCACAAAATAACGCCGCCCGTTTACCTCTACTACGTCCTCGCCGTCATAATCTGCCTTGTGTACCTCGTACTTTGCCTCTACCAGTTTTCCTGTCTGCTGGCTCTTGAAATACTCGCTATACCCCACTGATTTTTTATTACAAAATACAGTACGGGTTCTTTCTTTCGGCTTTGTCGCAAATCCGTTTTTGTTTACCCTGTCTTTTTCGCTTACCTCGCTTATCAGCGTTATTTCGTCTATCCAGTCCATACCTTACCTCTCTTTTAGGTGTCCGTTTCGGACACATAGCCCAAATAAACGCTACCGCAATAGCAGTTACCCAGATATGCAGCATCTGTTTTATGCTCTAAGGCATCTATGCGCCCGTCCAATGTTTCCATGTTTTCGTAAACTTCTGAAAACGTATTATTTACAGCCTGCATATTGCTGCTTTCTCTGGCTTTCATTTCCTGTATCAATGCCTTTAAGCTGGTAAAGCTAAACCACCTCATGCCAGCACCTCACTTATGCAAACAAGGCTTTTATTTCCTGCTGCGTAATTTCTGTAAGGTCTGCTGCTGTCAGTGCCGTTATTCCTTTTGTAGCTGTAAATTTGCCTGTTTTGTTATCATACGCAAGCCCTGTAATCACATTGCCTGCACCCGTAACTGTTACGCTTAAGTCGTCCAGTTGGATAAGTCCCGCTACTGCCTCGTTGATTGCTTTTGTCACGTCTGCGGTCTTTGCGTATGTTGTCAGTGCATTTGCAATGGCTGCCGTTACTTCCGTAGTCTTTGCATAACTGCTTAAGTCTACTTTCCAGTCTCCCACCTTTTCCAGTTTACCGTTAATTACCATGTATTCGCTGTAAAGGTTTCCTGCCTCTCCACTGGCATTTTTTACCATGTAAATTTTCTTTTCTGCGTCGTCCGCTACTGTATCAATGTCTCCCGTGCTGTCTACCATTACACGGCTTAAGTGGTCTGTCCCTGCAATCGCTGTGGAAATAGCGGCGGCTACCTCTGTTGCGGTCATTCCGTCTTTAATTCCATAGCCTGCAAGTGTTGTAGCTGCATCTGCTTTCCCGTTTATAAGGCTTTTCAAATCTTCTGTAAGATTTTCTACAGCTACCTTATCAAGCCCCCCCAGCGCCCCTATGTCGCCTTTTTCTGCATAGCGTTCTTTAATTTCCGCTACCAGAAATTTAAGGGTATCGTATGTAACTCTCTTAATTGCCATTGCTCTTATTTCTCCTATCCAAACAAATCCTTAATATCCTGCTCTCCTACTTCGTCGTCCGCAGTATCTGGCGTAACGCCGCCTGTGTATTCACTGGATAGGCTTAAGTGCATTTTAAGGCACTCGTAAGATTTCCAGAATTGCTCTGATTTATCAGAGTATCCAAATTCTGCCTTGCAGTATAGCGTAATGGCTCTAATAATCAGTGCGTCTGTTTCTTCCAGTTTCTTTACGCCTACGTCCTGCAAATCCATTTTGCAGGCGGCTATGCAGTCGTTTATTTCTTCCGTGATTTTTTCGCTTGTGCTGCTGATACGCAGCGCCGCCCGCATCTTTTCGGTTAATGTTGTGGCAGTTGCTGCCATAGCCTGCACCCTCTTTCTTACTCTGTTTCTTCCGCTACTCCTGCATTTACCAGAACTGCTGCACGTTCTCTGGTTACTGTGTAAGTATCTCCTGTATCCTTAATCTGGTTCAATTCCTTATCAAGAAAACGGTTCTTTACTCTCACTTTTACCAGTCCTGCTGTTTTCTTTTCTTCCTCGGCTTGGGCTGCTGCCTCTGCCGCCTTTCTCTCTTCCTCGGCTTGGGCTGCTGCCTCTGCCGCCTTTCTCTCTTCCTCGGCTTTGGCTGCTGCCTCTGCCGCCGCCTCTTCCGCTGCTTTCTTTTCCTCTTCTGTAAGTTCGCTGTCGTCTGGTATCTCTACCTCGACTGCTGCGCAGCGTGCGGCAATTTCTTTTTTTGTTCCCTCTGCATCTACTCCCAGCTGCTTTGCCAGTTCCTGCAAATCTTCTTTCTTGTAGCTTTCCAGCTCTTTAGCGTCTAAATGCCCTTTCATGGTCTACCTCGCTTTCTGGCAGCCAGTGCTTATACACCAGCTGCCTTGTTAATTACACTGCCTCGATTTTCTTTACAACTACAAGGCTGTTTTTGTCTACTACCTTGCCGTCTACAAGCATAATGCCCTTTGTAATCTGGTCGTCTGTGTCGTTGTCCTCATACTTCTTTACTCCCATAGAGTAGTTGGTATTAAGCACGTAGTCCTTGAAATTGAAAAGGAACGCAAAAATTGTATCTTTCGCAAGTGCTGCGCTGTAGCTTGCTACATAATCACAAAGTACAACGGTTCTACCTAAAAGCGTTCTTTCGGGCTTTCCAGATGTTCCGTAGTTCACTTTTGCGATAGGCTGCCCGTTCTTGTCTGTCATGCCTACGTATTCCATAAAGGTTTTTTTGCTCATGCACCATACAGCGCCATTTTCATAAGCCATAGGTAATGCACCCTCTGCCTTAATCAAATCTGCGTAAGACGGTGCGGCGCTTTCGATTGTCTGCCCGTCTGCTGGTGTCTCTGCTAAAATTCCTTTCGGCTTTCCTGTTCCGTTTCCGTCAATAATCGCCTGTTCCAGTGCCTTTGTCATTGCCTCAACGATATTGTTAATAAGCAGTGTCTCAAAAGCGCTGATTGCCATTGTATCTACTTCCAGCGATACAGCTACTGCGCAGCGCAGCTTATGGTATGCAAAAGTAATCATGCCGTCTTTTGCAATATTCTTTTTCTGCTTGTCGCTGCCTGCTCCCTCATTTACCCATGTTGCAGTAGGCTTTACAGTGGATACGGGAATAGATACGCCGCCTTTGTATGCTGTTCTGGTTACAAGTGCCAAAATCATACCTGTGCTTTCCAGCTTTTCTACAATCTGGTTAAGCACTGTCGTAGGAATTACTGCGCCTACGTCTGTACTCTTGCTTACTTCGCTCTGTCTGTACTCTTTCGGCAGTGCCTCGCCTCTGCATACGTATTTCATAAATGCTTTGCGGTATTCCATGCTGCCGTATTTGTCGTCGTTGTCTCCCTCGCCAGCTGCTCCCTTAAAATTTCTAAGCACTCTCTGCTGTCCGCTGCCGTCGCCCTCGCCGTCTCCTACGTTTTCTCCTGCTGCAATTCTTGCAAGCAATGCGCTACGCTTTTCTGCCGCCGCCTTAATTGCTGCTCTCTCTTCCTGTAAAGCCGTTACCTCATTTTCCAACGCTGTAATTTCTTCCTCTTTCAGCTCCGCTGCTCTTGTGGTAAGCTCGTTTTTAATTGCTGCTAATCTTTCCTCGATTTCTTTTAATCTCATGGTTATGTTTCCTTTCTTGTCTTTGTTTTTTATAAGCTCGCTCTAATCTTTAGTATTGCTGCCCGTCTTTTAAGCAACTCCTGCCGCTCCTGCTCATATCTCCTATTCGCAAAAGCACGGGCGCTTATTTCAGTATCTCCGTTTGCTGGAATACTCACGGCTGATACATCATAAACCTTTTTAATTCTCAAAATATTTCGTGTGTGTGTTTCCCTGTCGTAGCTTTCCTTTGCTACCGTAAACGCCCACGACATTTTATTTATCATGCCTGCGTCTATGTCTTGGTACAACCCACGGGCTAAATCTGTCTTACCCAAATCAGCTGCCACCTTAAGCCCTTTGTAATCTGGCTGTAAAATCAGCGTCTTATTAGATTGTCTGGCAAATACCCTGCCCTCATGGTCGTACTGCATGATAACGTCGCTCATATCTGCGCCGTCCAATGCGTGTGCGTCTATTCTTTCGTAAATCTTTGTACCGTCCTCAAATTCATATAATAAGTACGGTGTATCAAACGTAGTTGCATAGCCCTCTACGTAATACTCTGTCTGTATCAGTTTTGTTGCTGCCTGTGCAGTTAATGGCGCAGCCAGCGCCCTATATTCCCGTTCTTTCTTAATCGGCATTATTTACACCCTCTTTCTCTTTCAGCTCGCCTGTCGGCTCTCCTGCTGCCGCTGGCGGTGTCTGCTGCGGCTCTGTCGCTTGTCCTGTCGCTGCTGGCGTTTGCTGTATGATTATCTGCGGTTTTTCATTGCTCTTTTGCAGTTCGCTTACCTCTGTATACTCCTTGCGGATATAATACTTTTCCCCGTCCTCTACGTGCGCCATATTCCAAATATCCATTACGCCGTTTCTGTTCAGTAGCGCACGGTCGAAAAGCTGCGTGCTTACGCTTAGCTTTGTTGCATTGCTGGCATATTGCAGACGGTTTGCAGAAAAGAAAATAGCGTTACCGCAGGCTCTTTCTCTTTCGGTAAAGCTCATATTTGTCATAACAAGCGATAACTGTATTGCAAACGGTTCTATTTTTCCCTCGTAGTAAGCGTTCCACGTATTTTCATCAAACTTATTTTGCAGAATATCCATATTTGTACCAAAATGCGTACATACATTTTCCTGTATATGCTGCATCTGCAATGCGTTTGGTGTATACGGCTTGCTTTCTACCTGTTTCAGTTCACTAAACTTGTTATCATAAATAATCATGCCGCTGTCATTGTCTGCGCTTAAGTTATCCTCTGTAAAACGCTGCCGCTCTTTCTTTATGTCCTCTGGTTTTAACATATTTGCTACCTTTGCCAGAAAACGAATATTTGCAGAATTTTTTACAGCGTTTATAATTCCCTCATTTTGCGTATGTATCAGCTGCATTGTCGGCTTAAGCGTCCTGTTATCTTCTCCGAAAAGGTCGTCTGTGTATTCAAAATCTGTCATAATGCCTACACGCTCAAACTCTATCGCTCCATGCTCTCCATTCGCAAAAAGATAACGTAAATATACCTGCCCTGCTGCCTCTACTACCTCGCAACGCTGCGCTCTCAACGGATACCAGCCGCAAAGCCGTCCGTATTCGTCGTCGATAGGTATAATAAAAGCGGTGTGTTCCACCGCTACATACGTTGCCAGACGTTTAATAAATTTTGTTGTATCCATGAAATAGTTAGGCTTATGCTGTAGTGTCTTTTCCAGCGACTTAAGGGCGCTGCCCTCAATCTCTGGCTTTAATTTGCTGCAATGCGTAGCAAAACTATTTACTGCTGTTCTGGTTAAGTCCATTTCATATACGCCGCCGTTGTAGCTGGTAAACGTCGGGCTGTATCCGTTCAGCATTTTAAAATAGCTGTCGATATATCGCAGCTCTTTACCATGAAAAAGGTAATCTAAAAATTTCATGCCGTTTACGCTCCTTTCTATGCGGCATTTTTAAGCAGCTCGCCGCACTCTTCCCAGTATTTCTGCCGCACGGTCATTGCATCTATGACAGATACAAAGCCGTCGATATGCGCCCGCTGCTCAATCTTTATAGGTCTGAATTTTCTTGTTTCCATGTTGTGCTTAAGCGCAACATTCAAGAAATGTGTCTTTAGTAAATTGTTGTCGGCAATCTTAAAATCGCCGTCTTTTATGATGCCCTCAAATTCCCGTATAACTGGTGTAAGGTTTTCGCCTTGGTAAACGTCGTCCATGTGAAAACCGTAATTTGCCATATCGGTAATAAGATACTGGGCGCTGTATCTGTCGTATCCAATTTTTAGAGGTCGTATGCCGTAATCTTCCAGCAGCATAGTAAACCAGCCGTAAACGTCGTGATAGTCTACGTAGTTCTCGCCGCTTAGTGTTATCAGTCCTTTTTTTACAAAAATGTCATACGGCACACCGTCCGTAGCCTGCAAATATTCCAGCCTGCCCCGTGGCATAAAGAACTGTGTAAACGCATACAGTATGCCGTCTTTCTGAATAACCACGCTTGCCGCCGTCAAGTCTGTTGTCTGGCTTAAATCAATGCCGCCCACTGCGTAGCAGTCCCTAAAGTCCTCTAAGGTCTTTTCTACGCCTGCGCTCTCTACTGTCTGATATTCCAGCCATGCAATAGAGCTGTTCTGTTTGATATTGCAATACTTTGTAAGGAACTCTGCTTTTTTGCTTAAGCTGCCCTCTGCTACGGCTATTTCGTCTATAAAAAAGCTCTCTTTTACAGATACACCCATGTTAGGGTTAGCCTTTTTAAGCTCGTCTATGTCGTTCCACTTCTCTATATCATCAATCATGTAAAGGAATGGTAATAGCCTGCGCTCTTTGCTGTTTCCTTTCAAGAAACTTGTGCTACGTTTCATCAGTTCATCATAAATACTGTCGTTGATATATCCCGCAGTGCTTATGCTTAATATCATTGGTTGAGTACGTGCGCCTAAAGCAGATTTCATAACCTCGTACTGCTTAAGTCCAGCGTCTCCGCTCCATGCTGCCATTTCGTCGCATACTACAAGCTGCGGGTTAAATCCGTCGGACTTCTTAGCGTTAAAAGCAATCGGTTTTATTACCGTGTTGCTCTCTGCAATATAAATATCGCTGCGCCTTTTCTTTGCCAGCTCTGCTAATTCGTCCTCTGCCTGTACCATTTGATAAAATCCGTCATACACTAATGCGGCTTGGTCTAATTTTGGTGCTAAGCAATATATCTCTTGCCCGTACTCTGGCTCTAAATATGCCATATATGCAATAATCGCAGATGCAAATAAACTTTTTCCGTTTTTTCTGCCAATAACAATAAAAATTTCACGGAAAACACGTATTTTTTCTGCGTCTTGTATGCCAAAAATAACAGAAACTATGGCTTTTTGCCATAGTTCCAATTTGATTAAATCATTACGCCCTTTGCTGTGGTGGCAAAAATTCTCTATGAATTTTATAGCCTTGTTTGCTGCCTTTGCATTAAAAAAATACTCTTGCTTTTGCAGCCCGTTTATAATGATTTCGTATATCTTTTTTATCCATTTTCCCGCTATGATTTCGCCGCTTGTAATCTTTGCGTGGTACTCATAGATATAATTTCGATATGGCGGCAATCCTGCTTACTCTTCCCGCAAGGCTGCCAGCTTGCTTGTCTTTCGTTTTGCAGCTGGTACTAATTCCGTCAGCTGCTTTATTACTGCTGCATAGTTCTTACTAAGCGCTATGTATGTTTCTGCCTCTGGGCTTTTCTTTGTTCCCCACTGGTTCTGCCCGTTCTGGTATTCACTCGTCCAGCCGTCTTTTTCAAGTGTCGCCTGCAAGTCGTCCAGCTCAACGCTCATAAATGCAGCCTTTTCTATCAGCGGCGTTACTAATTTTCTTTTGTTTTCGTCTAAGTCCTTAAAAATTCCTTTAAGTCTGGTCTTTTCTGCCTTTATCCTCTGTTCTTTGGTTTTCTCTTTCTTTGTTGCCATTCCTTTACCCCGCTTTCCATTCCTGCGCCGCACCACACCCCCTACACCACCCGTGCGCACGCCCGTAGGGTAATTTTAGGGTATCCCCCTCGGTATTCGCCCCCTTTAATTATTTTTCTGATATGGGGGGAGTATACCGCCGTTCTCGTCGAACCGATACCGCTTATGCCTCTCCTGCTTGTGGTGTTCTTTGTTGTGGCAGTCTTGGCACAACGCCTCTAAGTTGTCCCAGCATAACGTAACGCTTACGTCGTTTATGTTCTCCCTGTTAAGCCAGCGCTTATGATGCACTATCTTTGCTGGCTGTCCGCAGCGTTCACAAATATAATCTTGTGACATTAAATAGGCGGCTCTGGTTTGCTCCCATGCCGCCGATAAATAAAAACTCTTAGCCCATGCTTTCATACTGTCCCCTCTCTTTCTTCATTCCCCAGCGCCCTAAGTTTCATGCGCTGGGTGGAGGCTAAAGAATGAATAGAAAAAGAGTAGGCAACTGCTGCCACATACGGCTTAAGCTATTGCCTACTCATTTCATGCTACCATTGTATCTCTTTTGTTTTCCCATGTAAACACCACGTTTTTACCATTACTTTACCATGCCCGCTGTTCTCTCTTCGTCAATCCCCCACAGCAATACTGACAGCTCATTTATGATAGCTGTTACCCAGCGTCTCGGTGTGTTCTTTCCTGTGTCCAGTTCCTCTGCTATTTCCGCATAATCCATGCCCTGTATGAAATACATTTCAAAAGCCTTGTACTCTACACCTCTGCCTGCTGCCTCTCTGCGGCGCTCTATCTCTTCTACCGCCTTGTCTATATGTGCTGTCATTATCAATGTCTTAAAGCGTGTGCGTCTGATACTCTCTAAATATGTGCGCTGCTGCTCTTCTGTCATTCCCTTAAGCTCTAACTGCTGCCCGTCGCTTATGGCGTTCTCGATATGAAAAACCGCATCACGGTAACATTTCATAAGCGTAAATGTGTTGTGGTACTTCTCCTTTTTTCGTTCCTGTTTTTCCTGCTTTCTCATTTCTGCTATTGCAGCTTTAGCCTGTTTCTGCATCAGTTCCTCTAAATCGCTCTCGTGTAACTGTATCCAGTCCCCCGCCTCTTTCGGCATTTCTACGCCCGCTGTTGTCTTTGTTTCTTCCTGCTCCATGTTCCGTACCTCGCTTTCTGTTAATTAAACGGCAGCTCTTCGTCTGCTCCCTCTGGCATGTTCATAAATCCGTCACTCTCTGGCAGCTGTTGCCCTCTTGCCTCTGCCTCTGCTTTGCTCTCTCCAAATCCCACGCTGTTTGCCACAACCTCTGTGTAATATACTTTGCCGCCTGTTCTCTGGCTTTCGTAGCTGCCTGTTTTAATCTTGCCTGTTACCTCTGCTTTACTGCCCTTGCTTAACCATTTCTGCGCCCATTCCGCAGTACGTCCAAAACACTTAATATTTATAAAATCTGTGTCTCTTCCGTCGTCTACTGCAAGCGTAAAGCGGGCAATAGCTGTGCTGTTGTCCTGCCCGCCGTATCTAATCTCTGGTTCTCTTGTAAGCCGTCCTGTAAGTGCTACGCTATTCATGTTTCCCGCTCCTCTCTTCCAGTTTTGAAAATATCGCCAGCAATTCCAGTGCGATAATTCCCAGTAAAATATTTGTCATTCCTCTATTTCCTCGCTTTCTCCTCTTAAACTCGCTGCTACGCCGTTAAATGCTACTGCCATGTTCTCGCAGAATGTCGCAAGTGCTGGTTTTAAATTCCGTACCCAGTTATTCAGCCCTGCTGTAATTGTTTCTATTGCCGTCGGCAATGTTGTATTTATTCGCCGTGCCATTTTTCTTGCAAGTCTACGCTGCTTTCTCTTATCCAGTTCTAACGGCGGGTTTACCCCGTGTTTTTTCTTGTAGTTCTTTTTCCACTGCCTGTATTTCATTCTTTTACTACCTCGCTTTCCTGTTTTATCTCAATGCGCCTGCTGCCTCTCTGCTGTATAATTGCCTCTACGTGCAAGTATGCAGGCAGCACTACTACGCCGCCTGCCCGTAACTGATATTCTACGCTTTTGCGTATCCTCTCGTATTGCTCTGCTTTGCAAATCGCCTTACAGCCCAAAATAATTGTAATCGGCTGTGCTTTACTCTTCTTTTTCCGCTGTCGTCTATTCATATTCTGCCTCGCTTTCCGTGTCCGTTTCGGACACCTTAACCATTGCAGCCCGTTACTCTGATACCTAAAATGCAGTATCCCTCTGCAAGTCCTGTATAATCTTCCAGCATATAAATAATATCTGCCTCAATCGTGCGCCCCGTATGCTTGCCGTCTTTAAATTCCAGCATTTTAAGGCTGTCGCCCTGCTTATATCCTCTGTCGTTTTTTCGCAGTTCAAAGCTCTTTTTCCCGCTTACCACGTCCTCGTAATATGATGCCGCTAATTTTACCTCATGCTGCTTATGTTCTGTATTTCCCTCACTCGGCAGATGCTCCATTTTTTCAGCGTCTGCCTGCTCCTGCAATTTCTTTTTTGTCTGTTTGTCTATAGCGTCCTGCTCTTCGCTATATCTCTGCTCGTCTGTCTTTTCAGCCTCTGCCTTGTTTATGTACTGGTCGCATTTCTGGCAAGTTCCCGTTTTTACGTTGCAGTCCTTGTAATTCTGGCATGAATAGCACAAAGACGTTATGCTTTCTGGGTGCGGTGTCTCGTAATCGTCGCCCGCCTTTTTCTCGGCTACTTTTTCCGCTATCTCTTTTGCCCTTACGTTCTCTCCTGCTGCCGCTTTCTCTGCTATTTCTCTCTGCTCGTCCTCTCCCAGTTTTGCTGCCTCATACGCTGCTGTAATTCCTAATTTCCCCTCTTTCAGCTGCTCTTTAATCTCTGGCGTAGCATTGTTGTTGATTGCGTCCATTCTGGCTACGTTTGTGCTGCTCTCGTTTATCATTGCTGCCACTAAATCACGCATTTTGCCCTGTATCTCTAAACCGTCCTCTTCTTTGGCTCTGATAAGTGCCGCCTTTGTCCGCTCTACTAATCTGGTTTTCTCATACGCCGTAAGCTCCTGCGTGTATCCGTTTCCAGCCAGTAAGCGCAGCTCATACATTGCCTCGCTCATATCCATAAAGCGGTAAAGCACTTTCTCATACTCTTTATGTCCCCGCTCTAAGTTCAAAATATTTGCTGCATTACGTCTGTGTCCGTCGATTATGCGGTATTCCCCGCCTACTCTCGCCAATACTGTAGGCTGTTCCTGTCCTACGTGTAAAAAGCTGTCTGCCAGCTCTTCTATGCCCTCTAATTTCTGGTGCGTATTCTCCTGTGCTGCCTTTACTTCATACGGGCTTAAATAAATCTCTTTATATCCCTCTGTCTGCGCCTGCTGCCCTGCTGCTTTTGTTTTTGCGTTCAAAATATCGTTAATACCAAACTTTGCCATATTCTTTACCTCGCTTTCTCTATCCTTTGCTTTTTCTTACACTGTCCCATTACACCGTTGCACATTTCGCACGTTCTCCAATGTTCGCAAGCGTCGCTTTGCGGGCATTTTCGCCCTGCAAATTTACCGCCCCAGTTCCAGCACGTAGTACCGCCGTTTCTGCTGCAATACCAGTAGGCGCATATTTTCTCTTTATGTGCCACGCTTGCTACCTCTCTTTCCCTGTGTACGCCGTTACAAATTTCTTATATCCCTGCGCCGCTCCGCAACATGGGCTATACTCATAAATCGGCTTTCGCATAAAAGTATTTTCTGCTACTTTCTTGGAATACCGAATAATACCCAAAATATTAAAATCTGTCTTTTGTTCCAGCCATTCTACGCCTGCTGCCTCTCCGTCTGTGTTCTGATATGACGTAATCAGCACGCCTGCCAGTTTTAATGCTGGGTTAAATGCCTTTGCGTCCTCTATCTGCTCTGTTACAATATCCAGCCCCTCTAAAGCGTCCTCGTCCACCTTTACGGGTACTATTACCTCGTCCGTAATCGCCAGCGCATTTATGACATTAAGCCCGATATCTGGCGGGTTATCAATGATGCAGTAATCATAAAAGCCGCCCATAATGTCTGCAAATCTCTTATAGCGCTCTGTCTGATTCTCGCTGTCCTCTTTTGTCAAATTCCATGTAGCCCCAAAAAGCGACATATTCGACGTAACAATATCTATGCAGCACTGCTGCCCTACGTAATCTGTATTCTGTATCAGTTCCGTTGCTCCCTGCCAGTCCCCAGCCAGCAGCCTTGTAACTGGCGCTACGCTCTCTGCGTCGTATCTGCTATACGCCTTGCTTAAATTCCCCTGCTTATCGTTGTCAATCAGTAGCACCCTATAGCCTCTCCTGTAAATCTCATACGCCATATTTGCCGCTGTAAAGGTCTTGGCTACGCCACCCTTTAAATTCAAAATGCTTATTGTTTTCATTCTTTGCCTCTCTTTCCTGCGTTGCCTCTAACGCACGGTTACTGTTTCCTGCTCTTTTGTAAGCTCGTCTGAATGTAATAAATACTGCTCTATCAGCTGTGCTGCTGGCTGCCAGCCATAACAAACGGCTGTATAATAGCCCTGCTGCCGCAGATATTCTAACCACTCTTTCTGCTTTTTGGTCGTCGTGTTCTTTCCTGCCTTAAGCTCAATGTAAAGCCCGTGATAGCCAGCCCTTGCAGCTGGTAGCACAATATCTGGCACTCCTGCCTTTACTCCCTGCCTCTTAAGCGCCACTGCTGTTGCTGCATCACGCTTGCCGCCGTTTGGTACATGGTGCATATATTCCAATTCTGGCATACGCCCCGTATTGTACCCAGCCCAACTAAATAACGCCTCTTGGTGTCCGCTCTCGTCGTCCAGTCTAAAGTTTCTCATTTTCTCGCCTCACTTTCTGCTTATATTCTACGTACTGGCAAATTCTGAAAAGCAGCCCGTCCTTATGCGGCTTACTGTTTTCCACTGCCAAAAGCTCTATTGTTTTCTCGCTGCGTAGTCCAGCGTTTCCCATAACGTCCCAGCGGCATATATCATAAAATCTGCACCGCAGGCAGCAGCTCTTACAGTCCTTGCCTTTCTGGAATAGCCAATATTTAAGCCTCTCTATCATTTCATCCCCCCCTATCCGTTAATTTTACTAAGGTGTATCTTAAGTACCCATAACCGTAATACTCTGGGCTGTGTACTCCCTTGCTTATGCTGTTTTTGTCTACGTAGTAACCTTTTATCGCCTGTGGCTCTGTCTTGAAATACTCACGGTCTGAAATTATGTGATACTCTGGCTCTGGTCTTACTAAATTCTTGCTGCAATTCCAGCGCTTGCCCTGTAATGCCCCGTCAGTACCCTTTTTGTGTGTTCCTGTGTATTTAATTAAATAGCTCGCCAGCTCTGCATAGTTCCCGCTGTCGTCCAATGGGAATACCTTTACCCTGTTATGCCCCTCATAGGCTTTATACCAGCAGCGCTGTAAAATCTCTGTGTCAATTTTATTTACTACAAGGTGGTGATGCCTCGCACCCTTTGTGCCTATCTCCATAACGTGTATGTATTTGAACTCTAAGCCTGCTTTCCTGTATTCTTTTCTGCACTCCCTTAAAAATACGTCTATGTCCTGCCGCATCTGTTCTGGTGTTCTGTCTGGCTGCCCTTTCCTGCGGATATAGTCAAGCACTAAATGGTAGTCGCCATAACCATAGTTCGCATTTATGAGTATCCTTAACTTTCTCTCTGCCTGTCTGGTGTTTACTTTCTCCTGTTCCTCTTTTGTTGGCTTTACCTTATCCCCTCTCTTGATACCTTTCTTTTTGTATCTGCTGGTAAAGTACCTCTCTATCTCTATCGTATTCCCCGCTTTTGTTACCCTCTCTACGTATGGCATATATCTACCTCTCTTGTCGGTTCGTTAATACTTTTATCAAGTGTTAAAACGGGCTGCCCGCCCGTTAATTTCCTTGACTTTGTGCCATACATAGCTTATAATTTTTATAGTAATTCAAAGCTGTATAGCTTAGCGCCTATGGTGTTTCCCCACCGTAGGCGCTTTTATTTTTCATGTTTCCTGTCGCTCTCTTATGCTGCCTAATGCGCACTCATACGCCCGTTTATATGCAGCTGTACAAGCGCTGGCGGTACAGCAGTTCTCATACCCCATAAAGCTCCATAATCTACGCTCGTAACAATACTTGCACTTATGCAGCTTTGCGTAGTCGCTCGCTGCCCGCTCCTGCCGCTTTTCCTCATATCGCATATAGGCTTTAATCTGGCTCGCATCTATAACCGCAATTCCCAGCGTATTTGCTGTATGTATTTCTCTATCCATTCCCTCTGTTATGCCGTATTTCACGCCCGTAATAACAAAATCGCAGTCTTTCAATAACGCAAGCCCTGCCGCCATTCCTCTTGCCCGTTCTGTCGGCTTATTATCGTCTACACATTGCGTCATATATAAATGTGGCGTAATGGGCGCTAAGCCTGCCTCTAATGCCTGCCGTGTCAGCTGCTGCGCATATTCTATGTTTCTGTCCAGCTCTGCGCCGTCTTTCGCCCTGTACGGGCTACAAATATAAACTCTTTTCATGCTTTGCCCGTCTCTCCTGTTTCTTCCTCAATTCTTTTGCTTTCAATTTCTGCCAGTTCCTCTGCCATGTGCATAACGTCGTCTGTACTCTTTTCTGTCAAAAATCCGCAATGTTGGCAGCAAGCCCCCCAGCCATAAACCATGCTTAATAACTGTTCTAACTCTCGCTCTGTTTTCATTTCCTTTAAGTTGGAAATGAGGCTTACCAGTCCAGTTACTGCGTGCTGTCCCAATTCTCCACCGCCGCCCTGTATCGGTATCTCGATACGCTGCGTCTTTACTTCTCCCTTGCTATTCATTTCTACTTTTACTCTCATTGCTCGCCTCGTCCTTTCTTCTAATAACCCGTGCTGATATTTCGTAAGCTGTACGCTGCTCTCTTTCTCCTGTGGCTGCATCAAGTACCTTTTCATACTGGCGGCTCTGATAACGCCCCAGCAGTTCCACCGTATCGCCCTGCTGCCACTGCGCCACCTCGTCTGCCTGCTCCTGCCAGCAGATGCACGGCAAAAAGCACTTACCACCTGTCAGCTCATTTTTTACCATTACTGTAATATCCGTAATGCGTTTGCCTCTTGGCGTTTCTCTGTATATGGGTGCATTTGCTAAAATGCCTCTTATTGCTACGTCGTCCTGCTCCGCTGCCTTTTCCGATACCGCCACAAAATCTGCCAGTATGTAAACAAGCAGCTTACCGCTCTTAAAGTCCTTGATTGTCTGCGTCTTGCCCGTCAGTAAAAGCCTGCTGCCTGCTACAAATTCTCGCATAATGTCAAACTCTATGCCCTCGCAGGCTCTGTATGCTGCGTCTCCTGCAAATACTACCGTTACCTCGTCTGGCACGCCGCTTGGTCTTGCTGTTTCCACCTTTGCCATATAACCGCAAAACGGCAGCCCGCATAGCTGCTTAATTTCCTCGATATATGTAAGCGTCCCTACCAGTCCTGCTGCATTTCCTTTGATACCGCCAGCTGTAAGCTCGTCCATGATTGCAGTATCTAAATCCCGTAAAAAGTTCGGTTTCTTCTTTGCCATTCTTCCTACTTTCCCCTTTCCTAAATGTAAATTGTGTAGTAAAGTGACATCTGCAAATCACTAAACTTATACTGCGCTGTCTGGTCTGGTTCTAATGGTTTTATAAGCCCCAGCTCCTGCCAGCGTTTGTGCGTTATCTCTGGCACTGCTCTAAATTTCTTTACCGTATCCTCGCTGTACTTCCTGTATTCCTCGCATATCTTATGGTCTGCAAACGGTCTGAACTCTGCCAGATACCCTATGTAAACGTCTGCCCCGTCCTTGATAATGCGCAGGCGGTCTGAACTCTCCAGCGTATCTATAAGCTCTTTTACCGTCATTGCGTCCCTCTCTTATTTCTCTGTCTTTCCATTTGTGCCGCTCTCCTGCTCTGGCGTTTGTATTTACCGTGCGGGCTGCTTTTCACATTAAAAAGCAACTGAAAACCTGTTAAACGTCCACATACTTTCTGGCTGGTATGACCGCCGCTATTTTTTCACGGTATCCAGATTGCAGCTATTCGCCTGCTGCCCTCTGCCGCAGGCTCGCCATGCCTGCTACACAATGCGCCGTGTGGGACTTGAACCCACGACTTGCCGCTTATGAGGCGGCTGCTCTAACCAACTGAACTAACGGCACTGGTGGCGACTGTTGCCGCCTATTATTCTCCTCTATTTCCAGATATGAACCATAAATATAATGCTTTCACTTCGTAACCGCTTAATAATTCCATTTGCTCCATGCACTCTAAGAACCCTCTAAGTTTTCCTCTGTTCCGTTCGTTCTCTTCTTTAAGTCCTTTTATCTTTGCTCTATCAATCAGCGTAGAAAGTGTTTTACAGTAATTCATTTGCTTTTCATTTAATTTCTTAAGCGCCTCTCTTGTCATATCTCTTTTACCTCTCTTTCGTTATCTTATCCCAGTCTATCTGTTTTCTTATTTCCTCGCTTTTCTTGCCATACCACCCGTCCACGGTATAGCGTAAATATCTTATGTACGCCCCTTTACTGCCTCTGGTTTTATCGTATGGATTTTGTTTTAATGCGTCCTCTAATTTCATTATTTCCCCTTTTTTATAGTGCCTGCTGCCCTGCTGCCGCTGTGTACGTTTCCAGCGTAGCCCCGCAGCGTTTGAACTCTCTATAAATCGTATCTCTGTGTGTTCCCAGCGCCTCTGCAATATCTTTTACACTGCTGCCCTGTTTGCTCATAGCCTCTATGGTCTGTCTATCCTCGTAATGCAAGCGCTTATACTTCCGTTTTTCCATTATCTATGCTCCTTTCTGTACGGGCGACTTTCGCCGCCCTGTTTATCAACTCATTATTCTTATGCTATACTGCCCGCTCCCGTTGTCCCTCTCCATAACTATTGCTAAATCTTCCCCGTGGTATAGGCTTGGTATCCTGCAATCTTTATGAATTGTTACGCCCTGTACTCTATCCCAGCCGCTCATTTTCTTTGTTTCTGTCAGCGCTTTAATTGCAGCTGTGTATTTTGCTGTGTCCTCTTTTGCATAAACCAATATTACGTAATCATGTTCTTTAATAAAATTTTCCATGTGTCTACCTCTCTTTCGTTGTAAAAAAAATAAGCGTGCCAGAGTTTTTACGCTCTGCACGCTCTTCTTTTCTGCTGTTTCCTATAAAAAAAGAAAATCGGCAGAGGCTTTATAACCTCTTGTCGATTTTCATTCTAAAACTTATCCAGATGACAGGGATTTCGCTTTTAAATTTTTTATCTATGCATTTTTATAAATAATCCAGT